GAGGAGATAGGGAATAAGAATATTGGGGATTCCTCTTCCCAATAAATCCTTATTGTACATATTTAAAAATTTAGTTTTATTAAAATTATAAGGGGAAGAAACTATTAACTCATCTAATTCATTTTTATCCGATTCTATTAATTGAATATCCTCCAAACACATTAATTCATAATTAATTTCTAATTGTTTTTTAAATAAATGAACGTTACCATAAATTCCATGTTCATCTACTTTATCACTTGCTTTTTGATAAGCTTCTTGTAGTGTAAATTTTTCTTTACCTGCTATTTCAGGGAAAAATTTCATTAATTTTTTAGGACCTAATCCTTTTACACCAGGTAAATTATCCGATTTATCACCCATTAAACATTTCATAGTAATAAAATTATGAGGATATAAACCATATTGATCAAAAACATCTTGTGATTTATAAAATTTCTTTTTTATAGGTGAAAATACAGTAACTTTATTATTTACTAATTGTAAAAAATCTTGATCCGCAGAATATATTATAACTTCATCTTCTAACTTATTAGATAAATAAGCAATAGTATCATCTGCTTCTATTTTATCAATTATGGAAATATTAACAGGTAAACATTTTAAATAGTCTAATAATCTCATCATTTGAGTAGCTATTGATTCGGATTCCTCATCCAATGTAGAAAATACCTGATAATTAGTTATTCTTTTTATTTCTCTATTTGCCTTATAATCAGCATAAGTATTTCTACGATTAGTAATATTTCCTTGACCATCAAATACTAAAATAACTCTAGTTGGCCTCATTAATTTTATAGCATAACCTAATGATTTCATAAAACCAACTAATCCTCCCACATGATTTCCCTGTGGATTTATAGCTGGGATCATTGCAAATGAACGTAGAAATGTGTTCATTGAATCAACCAGGAGCACCCTGCTATTTAAGTGCAGGGGCTCAAGATTTGACTCCTCATGCAAGTTATTGAGAATGTTCTTATATAGTTGCTTCATCTAATGCCTCTACATTTTCAAAATCTTCGGCCTCAGATCCTTCTAGTACTACTTCAAATGGTCCTTCACCTAAAATAGCACCCCACTCATGTTGATGATCTTTTTTATATTCATCTATCTGTTTTTTATTATCAGATATAAATCCATGAGGTGTAACTATTATCTTTCCAGTAGTAGTAACTCCTGATATATGGTTTTTTTCAACGGCTACTTTTACTTTTTTAGCCCATTCTACTTTTTTACCATCTTTAACAGCATTTACTTTTAAATTACCTGAATTAGATATGTTACCAAAGGTTACTATTAATGTTGAATCAAAAAACATTGTATTACCACCTTTATTTTTCATAGTTGGTGGTTGCATAGGACCAATAGGTTTTTCAACCCATATTTTATTAATAGCAACTAACGTATTAGTGTAAGGACTAGATTCCTTACGTGAAAGTAATATTTCTTGGTTAATGAAATTACCAAATTGGGTTGACATTGCACCGGCATTCCATTCATTATTATTTTTAGCTTTTTCAACTGACATTTGACATGGAACAGAACCAATTGAATCCCATAGGAAACAAATATCCATAGGTAAATTACCTTTTTTCTGTTCATTCATTAAATCAGCCATGAAACTAGCTACGGCTTCTACTGTTGGCAGCTGCCCTCTGTCAGCAAATATAAAATTACCGTCAACCCCTACGGTATTTCCATCTTCGTCTTTATCTACATTTGCATTCAGGCCCATCATGATTGCGTGTTCCCAGGACCATTTCATTTCAGTAATAATAAAGACGGGCAGTATACCCATTCTTTGCGCATTAACAGCTACCTCTAGTAGAGCGGTGGTTTTTCCAGTATCGGAATGTCCACGTAGTAAAGTAATATGACCAAGAGGAACTCCAGGTAATGATACCATTTCTTGCCAAGCAGGTGATAATGGTATCCATTCTTGCTCTTTAAATGTATTATTTGAAGTTCCAAGACCTTTTGCGGCCTTAAATTTATCAAGGGAGAATGTCCCCTTCACAGACTTGGAGATGTCACCTCCAAGACTAACCTTTTTTCTACCCATCTAATTAATCTTTAAATAAATCTTCGAATTCGTTCTCGTTAAACTCCTCTTTTTTCTTAACATTTAATGTATAACCTGTATCTTTACTAGGTGCAGGAGTTTCATCTGTATCTACCTCAGCTGTATCCTCCGGATTTAACCAATCCTGAAGTGCCGTTTTCATTTCATCATAAGAAAATTTCTTATAATATTTTAATAATTCAGGCTGTTCAGCTAACCATTTTTCAACTGATGTATTATCATCTGATAATGGAGTTTGTTTAGGTTTAACTCTAATTGAAGTTTGTGGATAAGGATTACCTTGTACTACTTCTACTGTCATATCAAGTCCTGACACTACATCAGTAAAATCACCGTAATCTTCATCAGCAGCATAACTAAGTAATTCTTGGTAAATTTGTTTTCCAAATTCCCAAAAACGTACTCCTTTATTTTCCTCACCTCTAACTACTACAGGAGCAAAAACTCTCATTTTTGGTTCTAACTTTTTAGCTAGTCTCCAGTTTTCGGGTTCAGATGTTTTACGAAGTTCTTTTGAAAACTCTACAATAGGATCTTTCTCACCATAATTAATAGGAGAAATCATTGTTCTGCTTCCAATTCCATAGTGAAAATAAACTTCACTAAATGGGTTTTCTTTGTTTTCCTTAAATGGGACAAATCTAATTTGTGATTTACCCATAGGTGCCTTCCAAAAATATTGACTTCTATCAAATTTTTGTTGGGTCTTGTTTTGTCCAGATGTGGACTGAAGTTGTTCTAACTTGCTTGAGATTAAATTTAAATCCATTTTTTATAACTTTTTAATGAAACGTTTAATAATGTAATAACCTATTTTTAGATAACCAAATTAGAAATTAATTATTTCATGTATTTTAGTATCTAATTTTTTTAATTCACCTCCGGTAGTTAGCAAAATACAATTTTTATAATCTTGCCAATTTACTTTAAAACTAGTATCGAGGTTACCACTATTTAATGATCGGATTAAATCATTTAGGGCATTAATTGTGTAAAGAGTATTAGATTCTTTTTTTCTATGTAGTAATATTGTGTTGTCTAATATTTTATCAGACATATTGAACGAATCAACATTATAAGTACACACATATTCCTTAGTTGAATCTACATATAAGACAAATATTTTATTAAATAAGATTTGATATTGCCCTTTTATAGTATCAACGGTAGAATCTAACGCATCCTCAGTGGTAAATGTGCAGAATAATTTATTTGCCAAATCGTCAAAGTTTATTTCGTAATCCATAATAAATATTATATATACTTTAAAGAATTATAATTACTGCCATACGCAACCTTTATAACGTAACCATTTACTTCAAATAATTGTTTAATTTTTTCCAGAACCTCTTTACCATCCGCCAAAGAATAATCAACTAGAAATGAATCATATGTGTATAATATAACCTTACTTTGTTTATTCTCCAAATATTCTATTACTTGTTTTACAGATACAACATTATTATATGTTTCAGCTGATTGTATTATATAATTTAATATTTTATTTGGTGTTGGGTTCTGTATTTCTGTTTTATCTAATATTTTACCTCCTATTAATTCTAATTTACCTGTAGCATTAAATAATTCCCATAATTTATCTACATATTCATTCATTGCTTTAAAAAATGGTATATCTTTATACTTATCAAATACACCTCCATATAGTTGTTTAAATGTTAGCTCTTTAGATTGATTGTATTCCTCCTCGGTCAACGTATCTTTAGCGAAATACATGCGTCCTAATTGAGTATGGACAGAGTCCCTGTCTAATGGGAAATTAATTAGTTTTGCCAGTATTCTTACGTGATAAGCGTCATAATCGTACTCAAAAAACATATCATTTTTAGGTATAAATGCCGTTCTAGATCCATCATTTTTATTCAAAGCAGCGAAGTTAACGCCATTAAATGAATTAGTAGGTCGTGTGGTGAGATTATATAGATTATACTTAGTATACACTGTATCTCCATGATAAAACCATTCTTTTTCATGATATTTAAAGTATTTATCAAAATAATCAGGATGTACTTTTAGGCCCTGTTCTTCTATGGCCTTAAATACAGTTGGGA